TAAATCTAAATCTACTGTAAGTAAAAAAAGTTATCAATCTATGTTAAGAGGATTTAAGTAATTCTTTTTTAATTTTTTCATAGTCTTTCCAAACCAACTCTAAAGGTTTCCATATACCAACTTGCTTTACCTTCTGCCTTCTATGATGGATAACAGTTGAATGATCAAAGTTAAAAAACATTCCTAGCTTTGGTGTTGATATATTAAAATGTTCAAGACAATAGTTTATAATAACGCTTCTTGGTTTTACAATGTAAGCTAATCTTCTTCTACTATAAACTTCTTGTGAACTAATACAGAAATGATTAGCTACAACTTTTACAATATTATTAAATGTTTCATAACCAATAGGATGTTTATCGTCTAATCTTTTTTTAATTTGATCACGATCATCTTTCATTTTCATTCTATCTGCTAGTTGTTGGCTTCTATAAACTAGATGAGCTTCAGCCATACGATAGCCATTTTTAAATCCTGTTCTATATATTTGTATTTCTCTTGGTGATAGGTCTGTAAACATGATAGCTTTCATTCCTAATCTTATTTGTTTTTTTTTCTTATTGATTATTTCAAAGTGCATAGTTTCCCTTAGTTGTTCTCACAACTCTTTGTTGTTTTTATATTTAATGAGAGCTAGACTCTCATTAGTTTGTCTGTAAGATCAACAACTTTTAAATGTAGGCTATAACTTTCTGCCTTTAATTTATTAGCTCTCTGCAAATGTCTGACATACAATTTACTTTTCTTTCTTTGTAAGTCCCTTGTCTCTTGCAGACTTTTCTTGATCTCTACCATTTGGTTCTCGACCATTTTCCTCCTTCACTTTTGTAAAGTCAAATTTAATATTATTAACTTTTACTTCTACAAACTCACCTTTATTTTGTGGGTCAGCAGCCTTCTCAACGTCATCAAACTTTTCTATAT